AGAAGCATTATCAACTTTAATAAAAAACGAAACCTCAGAAGAAGTAAATAAATAGTATGTCACCACTAATCAAAGGTTATTCTAAAAAAACAATCTCAAAGAATATTAAAATGGAGATGAAGAAACATCCTCAAATGAAACAAAAGCAAGCGGTAGCAATAAGTTTGGCTATTGCAAAGAAAGCTAAAGCAAAGAAAAAGAAATAAAGCATGACAACAGCTAAGATAACAAAAGCTACAGCAAAAGGAAAAACTTGGAAAGCAGAAATATTTTCGGGTGGTGAAAAAGTTAAGACTATTCAAGGCGGTCAAGCAGGAACTAAGCTTGGAGGAAAAAGAACTAAAGGATTTTTAGCCAGACACGGAAACACTACAGCTAAACAATACATAAACGACCTAAGATGGAAAGGTAAAGCTAAGATAGGAACAACTATAACCATTCCTAAAGGTAAAAAGATATAATATGGAATCAATAATCGGTGGAATTAAACCTTACGAAAAGAATCAAAAGAAACACCCAAAGAAACAAATAGAGCAGGTGGCGAACTCTATAAAAGAATTTGGTATGAACCAACCTATTGTTGTAGATAAAAACGGGGTTATTATAGTTGGACATGGCAGATGGGAAGCACTAAAACTGTTAAAGTGGGAAATAAAACCAGAGTGGGTAAAGGTAGTAGACTTAACAGAAGAACAAGCCAAAGCATACAGACTAGCTGACAACAAACTGAACGAATCAGAGTGGGATATGAATTTAGTTGTAGAAGAGCTAAAAACTCTCTCTGAACTGATGATAGACCTTACAGGGTTTGACAAAGACCTGATTATAGAACCAGAAGACAAAGATGATGAGATACCAGAGGTACCAAAAGAACCTAAAAGTAAATTAGGGGATTTGTATGAGTTAGGGCAACATCGGGTACTTTGTGGAGATTCAACGCAAATGGAGGCAGTTTTAGCCCTTTGTGGCGATATTAAGGTAGATATGTATCTTACAGATCCACCATATAATGTTAACTACGAAGGTAAGACAAAGGAGGCTTTAAAGATAGAGAACGATTCTATGTCAGATAGTGCTTTCAGGCAGTTCCTAGTAGACGCTTTTACCACAGCAGATGCAGTAATGAAAAAAGGTGCGGTTTTCTATATATGGCACGCAGACTCGGAAGGCTACAACTTCAGAGGCGGCTGCTTTGATATAGGGTGGCAGGTACGTCAATGTCTTATTTGGAACAAACAGTCTATGGTTATGGGGAGACAGGATTACCATTGGAAACACGAACCATGTTTATATGGATGGAAAGATGGAGCTTCTCATTTATGGAATGCAGACAGAACACAAACTACAGTGTTAAATTTTGATAGACCAAGTAGGAATGAAGAACATCCTACAATGAAACCTGTAGAACTATTTGCGTATCAGATAACAAACAACACAAAAGGAGAGGATGTAGTATTTGATAACTTTCTAGGCAGTGGAACATCTATAATCGCAGCAGAAAAGACAGGAAGAATATGCTACGGTATGGAACTAGACCCAAAGTATGTAGACGTTATAGTACAACGTTACGTTGACTATACAGGTAACAATAAGATAAAATTAAATGGGAAAGAAATCATATGGCAGAAGTAGAAAAACACGCAGGTGGTAGACCCACTAAAATGACACCAGAGGTTGTAACCAAACTAGAAGAGGTATTTGCACTTGACGGGACTGTAGAAGAGGCTTGTTTTTACGCAGGTATTTCAAGAAACGCTTACTATGAATGGGTGAAAGCGAATCCTGATTTAAATGACAGATTTAATGACTTACGTCAACGTCCATTTCTTAAAGCGAGACAAACTATTGTTAAAAACCTAGACCAACCTGAACATGCTAAATGGTATATGGAAAGAAAGAAAAAATACGAATTTACTCCAAGACAAGAACATACTGGAGCTGACGGTAAAGACTTAATGCCAGAACCTCTAACAGATGAAGAAAAACAAGCACTAAAAAGTCTTATTAAATCAGACACTAACAATTAGTGTTTTCTAGCACATTAAATAACTATAAATATGAAAAACTTAGTAAAGAAATGGTTAGGGATAGACAAATTAATACATGAAAACAGATTCGAAGAACTGTTAAAACAATTTATCGAAATTAAGAAACTAACAGATGAACTTAATTATTGGGGGCAAGTTAAAGAAGGGAGCACTCTACATCTTCTAGGAACACATCTAAAAGCAATAGAAGATTACCTGAAAATTGACATTACATTTGAGTGGCAAGATGACCCTACAAGACTACCAGAGCCACATCCACAGATAAAAGTTTGGAAAGCATATAAAAGAAATACCAAATAACTATAAATAAATATGAAAGATAAAGTTTACATAATTGATAATTACTTCAGACACCCACTGAGATGGGGTAAAGTTTCAATCCATAAGCAAGACCCCTATAAAGCATTTGGCTTTAAATATACAAAAAGACTACACCCGACTAGAATAGAGCCACAATGGATATTGGTTATCTATTTTTATAAATGGTACAAAGCTTGGTCAAACTATCACTTAAATAACCTATGATAATAAATAAAGACTGTATAAAAACCTACACCAACGAAGGAGATTTGGTATTAGACAACTGTGCAGGAAGTGGTACTACTGGTGTAGCATGTAAAAATCTAAATCGTAAATATATTCTAATAGAAAAAGAACCAGAGTATATAGAAATCATAAACAAAAGAATAGCCAACACAAAGCTATAATAAATAGATTATGACACCAGAAGCATTAGACAAAGTAATAAATGGAACTCCTGAAGAAAGAAAATATCTTTGTTCTTTGTCTTTTGGCTTATTCTCACTCTACTACTTTCAGCATTACTTTAAATACTCTCTCGCAGACTATCAAAAAGACTTTATAAATGACTTTGAAGAAATAACTGATTGTAAGATAAGAGAACTTATATGGATAACCTTCAGAGAGGGAGCTAAAACCTCTACGGCTAAACTATATCTAATATGGTTAATTTGTTATAAAAGAAGAGAATACATAAACATTGATAGTTTTGACAAAGAAAATGCTGAGAGAATTCTATTTGATATAGCGTACGAATTGACTAACAACATTCGCCTACGTGCAGATTTTGGCGTTCTATTCAGTAAATCAAGGGGTATAGAAGATGTTAAACAAAACAGAATAAACAACTTCATTACAGAAAATGGTATTCGTGTAGAAGCTCACTCAACAGGTGAGTCAGTTCGTGGACGTCTACACTTAAACCAAAGACCAGACTTTTTACTACTTGATGACTTTGAAAATAATAGAACTAAAGAGAGTGCGGCACACACAAAACAAATTAGAGACCATATAACAGAAGCTATGGGAGGTTTAGCTGAAAATGGTGTGATTGTTTACCTTGCTAACTACCTTTCAGAGCATGGGAATGTACAATTCCTAATAGATAGAAGTAAAAAAGACCCAATGATTAGACTGCGTAATATTCCTATTGTTATAGACGGTAAACCAGCCTGGCCAAGTAAATATTGCATGACAGATGAAGAGGCTAAAACTACAGGAAAGAAGAGTATTGAAAGTATGATAAGACAGTTTGGAAGTTATGTATTCTCTTATGAGTTTATGAACACACCTATTGATGACTCAATGAGTGAATTTAAAAAGGATTATATACAACACGTAGAAATGGAAATCGTTAGAAATAAAGATACTTCTTGTTATGTAACCATTGACCCAGCAATATCAGAAAAATCTAGTGCTGACTATACAGGAATAACAATTAATTGGGTAGATAGAGAAAACAAGTGGCATATAAAGACATATAGAATGAAGTTTAACTCCAAAGACCTCATTGACCATCTATTTTACATACAAAATACTTATAAACCAACATTTATAGGAATGGAAGAAGTGGCGTTCACTATGGCCATACAACCCTTCTTAGAAGATGAAATGAGAAAACAACAACTATTTTTCTCTATAACACCACTTAAGCACAAAGGAATAGCTAAAGCAGAAAGAATTAGAGGGCTTATACCCCGTTGGGAGTCTAGAAGTATATTCTTAATAGGTGATAATTCAGAATTATTGGATGAAATGAGAACCTTCCCACACGGACAGAATGACGATGTTTTAGATTCACTTTCCTATCAAATACACAACGCTAAAGTCCCATATAGAAAAATATACCCATTAGGGATTGGAGGAATACAACAAGAGTCAAACCCAGCAATCTAATATTGACTAACATTATAAAAGTTATATACTTATATCAAATGCCTAAAGCAAAAACCAATATTCTAAAAGAAAAACCTACAGAAAAAGGTGCCTATAGATTAACGATGAAACTGAACGATACAGTTTTTAACTGTGTTACAGATGATTTAGAGGAAGCAATACTAGCAAATAAGCCATCTTTCCTTAAAACCAAGGTTATATTAACTATTGAGAAAGATGGAAAGGTTTGCGAAAAACAAGTATTTGGTTTTCAAGGAAGACAATTATTTAGAAATTCTTTATTCCTTAGAACTTTAATAAGAAAACTAATATTCAAATAATATGAACAAAGAAGTACATGATTTCATAATCAGTGAACAAACAGCTTTTGAAACAACTAAAATACCCGTAACATCTTCCTATGAATGGAACATGAAAGACCATATTGAAAGATGTACTAATGTTGCTTTAGGATGGTATCACTCAGGTAAAAATGATGGCTTAAGAAGATATGACGATATTGTTACACCGATAATAAACGTAGCCTTTAGAAGTGAAGGGTTTGATGTTAAGGATATCATACCTTACGTAAATGATATCCATGATTCATATAAATCTTTCCTGGTAAAGAAAAGACACCCACAATGGGCCAGAAAGAACGAACTAGATACATTCATCGATGAAATAGTAGAGAGTTCGGTTATTTATGATCTTGTAATAGTAAAGAATGTAAACAATGTAAGACCAGAAGTTGTACCTCTACAAAAGATTGCTTTCTGTGACCAAACAGATGCATTAGGAGGACCTATATGTCTTAAACATCAATACTCAGTAGCGGAACTTACTGAGTTTAAAGGAAAATGGGATGACACCGCGATAGATGAGGCTATTGTTATGAGTAGAGCAGAAAAGGTTGTAATGCAGGCCAACAACAGAGTAGCTAAAACTCCAGGAAAATACATAGAAGTATTTGAACTGCACGGATATTTACCAGAATCTTGGTTAAATGAGAATGGTAACTCTTCTAAATATGTAAACCAAGTACATATTGTTTGTTACTATACATCCTCTGACGGAAATAAGAACGGAATAACTCTGTTCAAAGGTAAAACCAAAGGAATCTCAAATATCTTTAAATCTTTAGTAATTCGTAAGATTCATGGCCGTGCTATGGGTAAGTCAATTGTAGAATCACTATTTGAACCACAAGTATGGATGAATTACTCGGCTCAAAGAATTCAGAAACTACTTGCCTCAGCTATTAATGTATTCCAAACTGATAGTGAAGAATATGGTAACCAAAAACTATCTAGCCTTCCAGATAATACGATTCTCAAACATGAACCAGGTAAAGCTATTACCAAAGTTGACGGGACCCCACAAAACCTTACAGCATTCACTAATGAACAAGTAAATCTACAAACACAGGCTAGAATACTAGGTTCAGCAAGTGAGGCACAACTTGGAGTAAATCCAACCTCAGGGACACCATTCGCACTACAAAATCTAGTAGTACAACAAGGACAAGGTATTCATGAATATAGACAAGGTAAAATAGCAACATTCGTAGCAGATGTGCTTTACAGGGATTGGATATTACAGTACTTGGTGGATGACATGAACAAGGGTATTACTTTCTCAGAAGAGCTTTCATTAGATGAAATGCAGGAAATATCCGATATAATAGCTAGAAACAAAGCAGAAGACCAGATAATTAAGAAAATACTTGATGGAGAACTTGTTACAGAAGCGACCAGAGAAGAGTTAATAGTCAACTACAAAGAACAATTCACTCGTAGTGGTAGTAGAAAATTCTTTGAGGTAATTAAAGGAGAATTAGAAGAAATACCACTTGAAGTTTTTGTAAACATCAAAAGTAAGCAGAAGTACATGGCTCAAGATGCCGACAAGATAACAAATGTTATTCGTGAAGTACTAAAAAATCCACAGGCATTCCAGCAAGTACCAGGTGTAGCAAAAGCGTTCAACCAATTACTAGAAAACTCAGGAATGTCCCCAATAGACTTCTCTCAAATTACCAAAACTAATACCTCATCAGTAGCTCCCCCTCAACAGGAAGTTGCTATGAGTGAAATAACAACACAATAAACATGTACGAACTAACTGACTTAGAAATAGCAAAAATCACTCAATTTATGAGTGATGAAAACATGGTGGAAGCAGTACGTAAAGTAATGCTTTCATCAATCTATACAAACGGTACTCTTAGGCAAGACGCTAATGCAAACCCACTAACAAACGCTGCCTTTTTGATGGTAATGAAAACTGTAAGAGGTGAGGGTGTTATATCAGATGCAGAACTAGGACAAGATTTAAGAGGTCTTGCACACGGTGTCATGCTCTTAGAGGCTGGGTTTAAAAAATTAGAAGGAATTAAACCTAAGGAGGTTGTAACAGAATCTCCTTATAACGAAGCAATATAAATATGAAATATACAAATTTAACAGCAAGTGCATTGATTAAAACAGGTTTTGGTACAGGTGGCAGGATTTATTGTCAATTCACACACATCAGGAACTTTGAAACTATGGGACAATACAAGTGCTGCGACACCTACAATAACTAACACTTATACGTTTGCGACAGGTTCACAAGTTGTAACTTTCCCAACGCCATTATGTTTTAATACAGGACTGTACGCTACAATAGGTGGAACAGCAGATATAACAATAATCTGGGATTAATATTTGACAATAAATCAACAAGTTATATACTTGAACTATAAAGGTATCCTTCCAATCAAAAAGGGCAATAATAAGTTATTCTTTATCTTCAAAAGAGCAATAAACATATCATTATGAATAATGAAACAAACGAGGACATTAACCTTACGCAAAATAATGAAGAAGTTGTAGAATCAGAAGTATCTGAGGAAACACAAGATACAGAAGATAATACAGATTGGCAAGCTAGAGCTAGAGAACTTGAAGGCAGACTTAAAAGAGCTGAAAAGAAACTTTCTAGACAGAGTGACCCAAACCACTCAGCCCCAAGCAAGACAGGCGACTTCGATTATGCACAAAAGGCATATTTAGTAGCTAATGGTGTTAAAGGAAATGACGAAATGAAGCTTGTAAAAGAGATTATGTCCAATACTGGAAAATCTTTAGACCAGGTTTTAGATAGTAAATACTTTACAGCAGAGCTAAATGAAATGAGGGAAATTAAAAAATCTCAAGATGCTATACCTAGCAACTCCAAACGTACTTCTCAGTCTAGTAAAGACACAGTAGAGTACTGGTTGGCTAAAGGCGAATTACCAGAAGACAGAACACTACGTTCTAAAGTGGTAAAAGCTAAGTGGAAAAACTCATCTTCAGAAAATCCTTTCTCATAGTCAAACTGTTGCCTGTCATTAGAAATTAATAACAGGTGTGCAGGAAAGTTCATTGATAATTAAATATGTTATAATGGGGTTAATATGGGAAGACCTAAAGGCTCAAAAAATGGAGTTAAAATAGTTAGATATAAAATATGTGAACTTTGTAAAAAAGAATACATAGCTAATTACGCTAACTACAACAAAGTCAGATATTGTTCATACTCTTGCTCTAACTCTCTTAAATTGGGCAGACTTGGTAAAAAGGGAAGTGAAAAACAAAGACTATCTGTTAGTTCTAGGACTGGAGAAAAACATCAAAGATGGATTTCTGACAGGACAAAAATAGTAGGTAGACATAATCGTAACTTTCACGACCCAGAATATAAGCAATGGAGAAAAAATGTATATAGCCGAGATGGTTATAAATGTAAAATTAACAATGCTGAATGTAATGGGAAAATAGAAGCACACCACATATTACGTTGGAAAGATTACCCAGAACTTAGGTATGATGTAAATAATGGTATCACACTATGTCACCATCATCACCCTTTAAAAGTCAAAGAAGAAAGAGTTTTAATCCCGACTTTTCAAAAACTATTGACCCTAACATAACATATTTAATTGCAGTGATATACTTGACACAAACTAAACTATATCGCAATAATTTACAAGAATGAGTACCTAACTACTCTACAAGACAGACTTTCAGAAAATAACAAATGGAAGGAAATCGCTAAGGTTGAATATACTGATACACAAGTAATTCATAATCCTTATTTAACAGACGTAACAGCTAACACGGGAACTCGTGGTTCAGCTTATACACCAGAAGCAGTAACAACAACTGATGATACTGTAACTATCAACACTTACAAGATTGCAGCTCAATACATTGACCGTGCAGACCTTGCTCAAAAGACTTTTGCAGGATGGATGGAACTAGCTGATAATCAAGGGCTTGTGTTGAATGAAGCTATTGAAACAGCTATGTATGCTAACCATGCAGAATATACTGATTTCGATAACGCTTCTATAGGCGGTGCAGCTGGGAATATTACTGTTTCTGAATCTAATGTGGATGATATAATCCGTGGTATTAAAAGACAAATTCGTGTAGCTAATGGTGAAGACATGATGAACCGTAATGGAGCTTTCATTGTTTGGAGACCAGCAGATTTTGAGAAGCTAGAAGCTTACGTTCAAGCTCAAGGGTTCTCTACAGCTGATGGGGCTTTACAAGATGGAACTAACCAAGGATTCAAGTACATGGGTGTTAATCACTTCTCATCTAACAAATTGACTTCAGGACACTTGTTTGGAGGAGTTAAGAAAGTTCTACATCTAGGAATTTGTAAATCTACTTACGGTAAAATCAATGAAATTGAAGACCCTGTAGTATCTGGCGGACAGATTTCGGGTCTTGGAATCAACTCTCGTGTAGACTTTAAGTTTAAAGCTTGGGCAAAAGTTGCTCCTATTCTTTTTGATATCCTAGTTGCATAGTCTTTTGTTTGCTAATTATTAATCTAATAAATAAACAAATAAAACTATGGCAAATGCAGATGGAAAATTTCCAAAATTTGATACAGTAAGAGCTAAGAAAAATATTATTTCAGGTTCTGGCGCTACTAGAACTTTAGATGTTGTTGATTCAGGCTCAACTGTACTAATGGATAGAGCAGCAGGTATTGTTTTCACGTTGCCTCTAGCTGTTCCAGGACTTGTTTATGAGTTCGCTGTAAGTACAACAGTTACTTCTAACTCATACAAAGTTATAACTGGAGCTGCTACAGAACTACTTACTGGTAACCTAAACTCAGTAGATACTGATACAGGAAACGCAGAAGTTGGTTTTACAGGTAATGGTTCAACACATATCGCTGTAACTATGAATGGTACAACAACAGGAGGAATTAAAGGAACTATAATGAGATTTACTTGCCTTTCCACAACTTTGTGGTTAGTAGAAGGGAATCTTCTTGGTTCTGGTACTGTTGCTACACCTTTCGCAACAAGTTAGTAATCCTTAGATATCCTCAAGAAATTGGGGGTATTTATAGGTTTAAATAACCTAAATTTAATACAATGGCAATTCAATTTTCTGATACCACTAACCTAACGGGTTTGGTTGAAACATTAGCAAGATACACAGGTACTCAAACAAGTACCACTTCTTCATATACTTTAGCACAAAAAACACTAGATATTAACAATGCTTATGTGACTTTTATTAATATTGCTTCTAAGGCATCTGGTAAGCAGCAAGTAGATGACACAAATAATTCAACGCTTCCTTTATTATTGAGTAATATTGTTAGTGGAACGGCCAGTTACCCATTTAAAGTGGATGAAGAATCACCAACCAACCAAATACTAGAATTGCAAAAACTTCGTATTAAAGATAGTGCAGGACAATGGACTGATTTCTTAACCCAGATTGATAAAAATGAGACTGATATTTCACAATTCCAAAATGTTACAGGAACACCAGAATATTATGATTTAATAGGAAACAATGTTGTGTTTTACCCTACACCAAACTATAACTCCACAGATGGCATTGAATTTACAGTAACTAGAACACCTGTTTATTTTACAACATCTGATACAACTAAAAAACCAGGTATACCAGATATGTTCCATGAATATCTTGTATTAAGGCCAGCTTATTATTTTTGCGTATCAAAAGGACTTCCACAAGCTAAAGCCTACGGCGAGGCTATGATAATGATGGAAAGAGAAATAACAAACTATTATTCAAGGCGAAATAAAACTCTACAAGATGTCATAAGCTCAGAACCAATAAATTCAATTTAATATGACTAAAGTAATTATAAAAAGATGGGATGGTGGAGTAGCCCAAAGTGAAAGACCCGAAACCACCAATGAACATGCAGATAATAACGATACTTTCCCTGGTTCAAATGGAGGTTTTAATGTATTCGCTGACCCTTTTAAACTTACAAAACTTACTTCACCAACAGTCAATGAAACAGCGAGTGGTGCTTCTGTGACCTCTGGCGAATGTCCTATAACTGATGCAGTGAAACGAGGTACTGACGGAAAAATAATCGGAGTAGGTGCTACTTCAGCTTCAGGTAGCTCCTTGTTTAGATTTTATAGAAAAGATAGTTCTATTACAGGTACATGGCAACAATGTTCAGACACTACTAGTTCTTTGGGTGTTACTTTAGCAACAGGAAGTGCTCATGCGGTACTTTATAAATCTAATTTTTATGGTTTTGCGTCAGAAATTGCAAGCTCAATAGCAAGATTATATTTGTATAATTCTGATTCAAGCCATACTTTAGTAGGTACTATTTCTGATTTTTCTTTAGGGAATAAAACAGTTAAACCTGTTTTGCATAGTCAAGATAAATACCTTTACATGGCAGCAGGTAAAACAATTGCATCTTTAACTGGAGAAACCTCGACAACTGTTTGGAATGGAGCTGCTTTTACTACACCTTTCGAAATTACTTCAATTTGTGAGTATGGTACTTATTTGGCAATTCTTATGCAATCTCCTGAAGGTGGAATTATTGGACTCTGGGACAGAAGCAACTCTACCCTTTTCTCAGATACTTTTAAAGTAGATAATGGATATGCAGGAATAATAGAAAATATAGATGGTTACTTAACCACCGTGACACAGACACCCTACGATCCTAATAGCACCAGTATACCTGTGACATACTCCTATGCAGGTACTATAAATGTAAGAATGTATGTTGGTGGGACGATGAAATTGATAAAAAGAGCAACTTTAGGAAACAATGAACAGAACTCAGCACAATCTCTATTAAACAGAAAGATGATTAGAGATGGCAGGTTATATTTCTCAACCAATTCTAATTTCCTTTGGAGTTTCGGAATAAATAGAGATGGCTCCTATATTCTGGCTAGAGATTATCAGGCAGTAAGGACTGGGCGTACATTACTGGCAATGCATTCCTTCTTTTCCCTGGGAGAATACTTGTTTGCCTGTCAGCAAACCACGACAGGGTCGCCATCCGATGGATTATTACAGAGGACAGATTCAGCATATGGCTCCGATCCGTCATATTTTACGACACCAGTTAATTCGGGAATGCCCTTAGAACATCGCCCTAAACTAAAGAAACTTACAAAGGTATACATAAAAGTAGTATCTTTGACAAGTAGCGGAAATGTTACCGTAAAGTATGGATATGATACAAATAGTACTTTAACTGAAATTATAAATGAGTCTGTAACTTCTACTAGACCTAAATTTTATGAGGCGGCTGCTGAAAACGACGGAAATCAATTTACTGTAAGCAGAGATTTATTTTTCCAAGTTTCCATTACAGGACAAATAGATGTTGTGGAGCTAGGTTATGAATACGACATTGTAGAAACATTATCAAATTAATATGAATCCTGATTTACAAAACATAAGAATAATGGAGTTAGAAAAAAAAGTTAATGATTTAACAAATGCTCTTTCCTCTATTTTAGCCAATAGCACCGCTATTAAAATCTCATTTAAAAATGATGTACAGTTTAGTAAAATAGGGAAGGTTGGATTTTTTGGAAAGACACCAGCAGGACAACAAACCCTAGCTAGTGACACTTTAGCAAATCTATTAACAGCACTAAGAAATCTAGGTTTAATAAGTTAGAAAAATTAGACTATTATCAATATAAGTATTATACTAATAACAACATTATGGCAACACCAAGCGTAACAGTAACAGCAAATAAATTTGACCCCAATACACAGTCGTTTATCACTACCCCCACCTCTACCGCCACAAATACTCCAACAACTGACTCTACATTGAAATCTTTCAATCAATCTATGGTTACACCAATAACTTCAGATTCAATGAAAAACACCACTCCTGTACCACTCTCGACACCCAAAGACAACACCTCTTCTTATTTAAGCTCTATTAACCAAGTAGCAGCTGATTTAGCTACTCAAAACACACTCGCACAACAAGAGTTCGATAGATTAAACAAAGAGGCTAAGACACAATCTAGTGAAATAGCCAGCCTACAATCCCTTCTAGGAGAAAAAAGTACAGATAGAAACTTAACCTATGAAACACAGGGAGTAAATAAGTTATATAACCAATTAGCTGATTTAGATGCCCAAGCCACTGGTTTAGCCAATGAAGCTAAGGCTATACCCATTCAAATACAAAATGAATTCAAGGGAACTGGTGCTACTGATGCTGGAGTTGCTCCAATACAGTCAGCAAGATTAAGAGATAATGCTCTTAAAGCTCTTTCACTTGGACAACAAGCGGCTATTGCTTCTGCCCAATATGATAAAGCTAAAAACTACGCAGACCAAATAATTGAGGCTAAATATGATAAAATTCAAGCTGATATAAATGCCAAACTAACTAATCTTTCGGCTCTTAAAGAATTTGATTTAACACCTGCTCAAGAGAAAGCTAGACAAGCTAGAGAAGAAAAATTAAATGCAGAAAAAGCAGCTAATGAAGAAAAAAAGAAGAACGAATCTGACGTGCAAAACTTAGTGATAACCGCTGCTTCTCAAAACGCACCAAGTACATTAGTTGCCAAAGCTAAACTAGCTAAAAATGGTGCTGAGGCTGCTTCTATTTTAGGAATGTATGCTGGAGACTATTGGGGAACAAAAGCAAAGATAGCTCAGTATAATAAGACTGTAGCAGAGACAGCGGCTACTTATGGAGGAGGAGCTAGTGGTATTGGAACAGTTCCAGGTAAATCAGTAGCACAATCTTGGTTGGCACAATTTAACTCAGGGGCAATGTCTCTTGAAGATATTTATACAAAAATTGGAAATTCTAAGGAGGCTTTAAAATTAAAAAATGAACTTGCTAATTTAGTTGCTGCACAAGGTGGTAAAAGAGTCATCCCAATGGATGATGCACAAATTTCAGCAATTGACGAGCAGATTAAAAATATTAATGACCTTGTTGGAGAAAATGGGTATAACTATAAAATAATTACTGGTGGCGCACAGGGTGGATTTCTAGGTTTGGGTGCTTCTTTAAGTGGTGCAAAAGGAGACTCTTTAGCTATGGCTAAAAATTTAGTTAATAACCAAACCTTACAAGCTCTTGCAGATGCTAAAGCAAAGGGGATTACTTTTGGTGCATTATCAGAAGGGGAACTAAATACTGTTGCAGGTGCAGCAGGAAGAATTTCAGCTAAGGCAATAAGAGATGATAAAGGTAATATCACAGGTTTTTCTGGTTCTGAATCTGAATTTAAAAAAGATTTAGATACACTTAAAGCAGGTCTTGAGGCCTCAAAACAAAAGAAAACTGGCCTAGTTCCTTTTGGAAGTACTGCTTCACAAAAAGCAGATGTTGCTGACAAAGCATTATCAACCCCAACAGAATCAACTGGTGGTTATACATTTAATTAAAATATATGCAAAACGAAAAATATTTATCAAGAGATAAAACACAAGCTTTAATAGATGAACTTAAAGTAACTAAACAAGAAGGGCCTGATTTCCTTAAAAGCCTGGCTAATAAAGGTTATACAATAGAAGGTTATAATGATAAGAAAGAACCAAACCTAGCTCAAACTGTAGCTGGTGGTTTTGTTAAGGCTCCAACAGATTTAATTAGTACTGGATTTGCAGGACTAGGTGCATTAGGTCAAAAGATAGGGGAAACTGGAACAAAATATGTAGCTGGTAAATTAGACCAATTGATAAATGCAACTGGCGGATTTGACGGGGAGCAAACCTTTTCGCAAAGAGTAGCTGGGCAACAGCCATCTACAATAGGACAAGCATACCAAAACCAATCTCAACAAGTTCAACAAAGTGGGGCTAATGCAATAATGCAACCTATAACAGGAGAGAAAGTAAGACCAGCACAAAATCTAGAACAATTAGCTGGAGATGTAATCCAAACAGGGGCCCTAGCTATCCCAGGAGCTACCCTAGGTAAAGGAGCAGGATTGGCTGCTAAAACTGGATATGGAGCATTATATGGCGCAGGGACAGGTGCTTTAACTGGTGCTGGTATGGCGATGTCAGACAATGCATCAACAGAACAAATAGCACAACAAACGTTAATGGGTGGTGCGACTGGTGGTCTTATAGGTGGAGCTTTACCATTGGCTATTGCTGGTACTCAGAAAGCAATCAAATTTGCTAAAGACCCTATTGGTTATGGAAGTTCCATTAAACAAGACATTCAATCTTATGCAGGTTCCAAATCTGTACAACCTCAGTTTGGCTCTTCGGTAGAAAGATTGACGACATCACCAACAAGAACAGAAACTCCCCTTGCAACATATAACAGATATTTACCTCAAGCTGAAAAGTCATTAACTGATATTAAAGTAGATGCTCCAATTTCAGATATAGGAAGTAAGATAGGAGATGCATTTAGAAAAGTTGTTGATTTAAGAAGAACAGCGGGTTCTATAATGGGACAAGAACTTAAAACAGTTGGTAAAACCAAGGTAAACATTGAACCAATATTCATGGATTTTGAAACTGCTCTTAAAGATTCAGGTCTTACTTACAATGGAATTACCAAAAAAATAATGGCTAGTGATTTATCTAAAGTTGCACCCGATGATATTGCTATTATTGAAGATTTTGTACAAGAACTGAATAAAGCGGGAACTAACCCAAGTGTAGCAAAAATAGATGCAATTCTATCAAGAGTAAGTGATAAAATTAATTATGCCAAGTCAGCTAAAGGTATTACACAAACAACAAATGGAGAAAGAATTGTTAAAGGCGTGTTAGCTAAACTAAGAAATTCATTTGAGAATGTGCCTGGACTTGAAAAGTATAATCAAGCTCGTGCTAACTATGCAGAATTATCAGACTTTATTGACGAAGGTTCAGGATTTCTAGGTAAAACTACACAATCGGGAGATTTTGCAAAGGATGCTTCACTCGCTAAAAGTGCAGTTCAGTCAATACTTAATAATGGTAAAAAAGATTGGTTGTTAAAATTAGAAGGCCTAACAGATTATCCAGCTCTTGATGAAGCTACTTTAGCCCTACAAGCCATGAAAGACGCTGGAGATTATCGTGGTCTATCTTTACTCCAAACCCTTTCAGAAGGTCAGATACCAACTTCGAAAGCAGGATTTACCCAAAAACTTATTGATTATGGAATTGAAAAAGGTACTAACGTTGTGGCTGGTTCCCCAGCACAAAGAACAAGAGCTTATTTGAAATCTCTTGAAAATACTTTTAGTAAAGAGGCCCCAAACACCATCACAAAAAACAGTGCAATTCCCGCAAAAGGATTAATGAAAATTCCAACTAATAAAGGTATTAAAACATCTAATGTAGACATAAGTAAAAGCATACCACAGTCTACAAAAGCTGCAAGTAAGGTTGTGGAAAAGTCTATCCCTAAAGAACTACAACCTCTAGCAGAAGAAGCTAAGAAATCTAAAGCTGCTAAAATAATTGGAACAGGCGGAACTATCGGAGGAGGAGCAACAATAGCAGGCGCTGCCCCAGAAGATTTTAATAGCCAAACTCCTACTAATATAGACATGTTGAATGATATTAAATATGTTCTTTCTCAAACAGAGAACAGTGGAAAAATGAATTACTCTCAAATGGATAAAGAAACAGGTAAAACTGCTATAGGTCCATATCAAATAACTGAAACACTATTTAAACAAGCTAAAAAGCAATTTCCTGAAGACTTTAAAGATGTGAAATCATGGAAAGATTTAAAAGGCAATAAAACAGCCCAAGAAAATTTAGTGGATTTGATGCTAAATTACTATCTAGACAGTGAATCTCCATTTACAAACCAGAACTCACCAGCAACTCTAGAACAAATATTTGCTGTGTGGAGAAAAGGTGTAGGTAAGGCTAGTTCTCAAACAGGAATAGATTATTCAAATAAAGCCATGAAGATCTATAATGATAAATTCAAGATTTATTACCCAAATAAGGTATACTAACATATATGGAAAACCTACAACAACTCCAAAAATTAGCTCAAATATTCAATGCTGATAAAATAATTACACCAGAAGACATAAATCAAGTAAGAGAAATACTTGTTGGTGTTTTGGCTAATAATAAAAAAGAACTAACGAGTGTAACAGAAGAAACTAAACAACTATTACAATCAGTTTTAGAGAAGATTTCAGAGGAACATGATACATATCTCAACAAAACAGAAAAGATTGCCCAGGAACTAAAATCTGACACCACAGAGGCCTTAAATTCTATTAACAAAACTTTAACCACATTTGAAGAAGTTAAATTACTTTGTAAAGAAGTAATGGACTGTAAACCAGAGAATGGTAAGGATGCTGATGAGGAATATGTAATAGAGGAAGTTTTAAACAGAATAAAACTTCCTGAATACAAAGAGGTTGTCCTGGACGATGGTTCAACTATTGTAGATAAAATAAATTCCCTACCAGTAAATGAAGCGAACCAAATAGATGCTAAACATATCAAAAATCTTCCTGAAACTAAGACTAGAACAATATCTGGTGGGGTAACTAGAAAGATAGTGGAGCAGATGATTGCAGCAGCTGGAGGAGGTGGAGGAACACCAGGAGGTTCTACAACTCAACTACAATATAACAACGCTGGGGCATTTGGTGGTATATCAGGAGCTACAACTAACGGCACAGCTGTTACATACACCGCAAATAATCTAATTGCAGCTGATGTAACAGCTAGTAGTTCAGGAGGATTGCTTCTACAAGCAAACAATGGAACTGATGTTTTACTTCTAGGTGCAGGAGGAAGTTCAGGCGCTACGTTCTATGGGGGTGTTAATGTAACGGGTGACTTAACAGTAGATACAGATACTTTAGATGTAGATACGACTAATAATAGAATAGGTATTCTAACTGCTGCTCCGACACACTCTTTAACCCTAGGTTCTACTTCAACAGGGGTAGCTTTGTATAACACAATAGGCCAAACCACGAATTATGAGAGAGGTGTATTATCTTGGGCAAGTAATGTTCTGACTCTATTAAGTGAAAATGCTGGAACTGGAACAGCCAGAGCTATTAGCTTACAAGCTAAGTCAGCCACTACAACATCTACATTAACAATCAACAGAGCAGCTTTACCTTTATTTAACCACACATTCAGTTCTGCAACTGGTGCAGGAAACTACGCCTCTTTCACTGGGACTTTTGGAGGTACTTCTACAGCACAAGTACATGTAGCTATTACTCCCACTATTTCACAATCATCCACTGCTGGGTATACAGCTCTATTAATAAACCCAACAGAATCAACAACTGGCTCTGGTACAAAACTTCTTATGGATTTACAGGTAGGAGGAACAAGTAAATTTTACGTCGATAACTCTGGAACTGCTCGTTCAGCAAATGGTAATTATACTTCTCCTACAAACGCTTTCTTGCAAGCAACTTCTGCTTCTGTATTTCTTAGACCAACAGCACAAAACCAAAATAACGCATTAAAGGTTTATGCGGGAACAAATGGAACAAAACTTGATTTCCATAGTAGTGCAGCAGCAAACAGTGGAGTAGAAAATTTGTATTATAACGGGGTTGGTATTTTGCAAACTGATGCAGACCTAAGATTGACAACAGCAGGAACAAATACTGCTTCAATAGTTACGGTTGGAGGTACGCAAACACTTACAAACAAAACATTAACAGCGCCAAAATTTGCAGATGCTGGGTTTATAGCTGATGCTAACGGTAATGAAGAAATAATCTTCACCACTACTGCGTCTGCCGTAAATGAAATAACTTTGGCAAATGCAGCTACGGGAAATGCACCAAGTATCACAGCCTCTGGAGGAGATACTAATATAGACCTAAAAATAGGAGCAAAAGGTACAGGAGCAGTTAAACACACGTCAGCAACTTACCAAGGGTTTGTTACTCTAACAGACGGAGCCACTACTACATTTGATTGTTCCCTAGGTAATGTTGCTACTTGGACAATTGGTGGAACTGGAAGAACACTATCTTTTTCTAATATAAAAGTTGGGCAGATGGTAATGGTTAGAGTACTACAAGATGCAACTGGCTCACGAACAATAACAACATATCCTGGAACTGTAAAATGGGCTGGAGGCGCAGCACCCACATTAACTACAACTGCATCTAAAGCTGATATACTAGGATTCTTATGTACTGGCTCTGGAACTTATGATGCCTGTGTAGTAATGGCAAATATATAATATGCAAAATTTAACAAAAAGAAATTTAATTAGTAAAAAATGTTATTGCTATTTTCGTAATGATGCTACAGATGAAATAATTTTTGAGGAAATAACAAAAGAGACATATAAAAATATGGGTGGGGTTGATGGATATAAATTTAATCCTCAAAAAGAAGGATATACAACATTATATGCACATGAAGATGTTCCATGTGTAGACACCGAAAGTGGTTTTTTGGGAGTAAACGAATATTGTGATTATGATGACAATTTATATTTCATCTCAATAAAAAGACCAAACGGAGGAGTTGCAAGAATGGCTATTGAAAAGCAATATATAGTAGACGATGTACTAACCAAAGATTTATGGCAATAGCAAGAGAAAATACAGGATCGCAAAATACAAATGGAATATCTACTACTATAGCAAGTTTTAATGCTGGAAGTAACACTAATACTGCCATTGTTGTCGGGTCTTTTATTGTAGGTACAACAGCTATATCAAATATTACATGGAATGGAAGTAATCTTACAGGAATGACAAATCAAAACAACGTAACACGTACTACTTTTTTATATGGGGGAGCAATTGGAACTGGTAGTACTGCTAATATAGTTGTAACTCCAGCTATCGGAGCTGATACATATGTAGTAGCTGCAGCTTATTCTGGAGTAGACCAGACTACACCTTTCGCAAATTCAGCCTTTTTAGCCTCTATTACATCTCCGTATACTATAAATATTACAGTAGCTACTGGAGATTGGACAGTTACAGCTTTAAACAATCTTGATAGTGGAACGTCACCTGCAGATAGTACAAATTTCACTCTTATATCAAATTCTTTTGGAAATGATTGCTTTGGAGACAGTAATGGTCAAGCTGGAAATGGATCTGTTGCAGTAACCATAGGAGGATCTCCCAATGGTCAAAGAATTAGAAGATGGGATGCTGTCATAAAAGCAGCAGTTACACCAACTACCAGTAATCCATCATTTTTATTACAATATATAGCACAACAATAATATGAAAACACAATTACTAGGAACACAATATGTTCATAAATTTATAAACCAAGAAGGAACAGTTAAATATATAACTTGTTCTAATGAAGATTTTGAAAAAATAATATCTAAACCTACCCTAGAGGAATATGAATATCAATATTCAGTAGGCGGGATGTTAAAAGTTGATTCTGAATCAGGTCTATTAGAAGAAGGTCAAGAGGTTGAATACGAAGGTAAAACAGTAAAGAAAAATTATGAAGATAACGGAAAAGTTAAATTTGAATACTAACATGTTAAAAGATTTAGAAAATCTAACAGCTGACCAACTTGATACAATAGAATCCATTTTTCAGAAAGGTGTTTTAGAAGGCACTAAACATTCTTCTCCTTCCCCAGAAACCATCGCTAGATTAGAAATAATAGAAAAGAAGATAAATGAGATAACAGAAACTTTTATGACTCACTCTCAAACCAGTGATGAACATTTACAAATAATGTTATCTGAGTTTAGAGAGGGAATGAAAGATGTAAAGCGTGTGACTGGTCTTTTGGATAACTCTTCTTTCATGGTTAAGTTTTTCGTAGGAGTAGGTTCGTTTATGATGTTCATGGGAGGAGCATATCTCATGTTAAAACAGATATTTCATGGCCAAAACTAGACCACATTTACATGCACTATTAACATTAACAGGGATATATGCTCTTATGAAAGTAATCTCCATAATTTTAAAATAATATGAATAAAGAACAATTATTAAAGTATTACAAAACAGAGCCAGAAATATACAAAAGGGCGGAACAGTGCTGGGATGCTGTATACAATGCTTTAGGTGCTGACGTCAATCCCCTAATGATGCTTGGAATAATGGCAACAATTAGAATAGAAAATGGACGCGATTTTTTACCTAAAAGAGAAAATTTAAATTACTCAGCTCAAGGTCTATTGACTATTTTTAGGAAATATTTTACCCCTCAAGAGGCAAATTCTTTTGCTTATAGACCAGAAAGAATAGCAAACAGGGTATATGCAAACAGAATGGGGAATGGAGATGAAGCAAGTGGAGACGGTTGGAAATATAGAGGGTGTAATTTTCTCCAATTTACAGGAAAAGAAAATTGGGATAAATACGGTTTTACTGATGAAAATTGCTTAAATATTCAAAAAGGAGCAGAAGCTACAGTTAGGTATTTCAGAGATAGAAAAATAATTGATGATTGTCTATCTCAAAATTGGGCTTCCGTTCGACGTAAAGTAAACGGGGGTTTAACTGGTTACCAAGAATTTATAAAAATAATAAATGCATACAAATCATAATATGTTACAAATGTTCAGCTCAGCAACTAGACTTACGTTGCTCATAATAATACTAACTTTAGTAGGAATAAATATCTACGCTCTTATTCACTATCCAGATACTATTTTTACTACTACATGGGGCCTTTTCAAAGATATAGCCCTTATGTCAGCTACATACTTCTATGCTAAATCTACTCAAGAAGGAAAGCCAGAAGAAAAAAAAGAAGATAATACAACAACTCCTTTCATTGTCTAGGTTTACAAACTAGTTAGACTTGCTATTCTATACACAGAAGGGGGTGCAAAGGCACAAGTCCTATACTCTTCTTTCTATGTCAGAATACAACCTTCCTAACTTAGAGTTACGCTACAAAATAGCGACTTGGTTAGAGAAAGCATATAGATACATTAAAAGTTTTACTATCTACTCATTAGTATTATTCTTACCTGTATTTATTTGCTTCGCGTAGTTTTCATATATTTACTAAAAAGCCTACTGGTTCGTGTCAGTAGGTTTTTTGGTATTGACTTAATAAAGAAAAGGAATAGACTACCACACGCGGGGTTTTCGAGAGTTTCCACGAGCTAGCCAACGCTAGAAACTATAAAACTCTCACCACACATTCACATGGGTGGTTTTTTCTTGACAAATAAAAAAGTACGTTACATACTCGTCTCACATGAGACATTCACAATCATCTTTTAATAACAATATTAAAAATAAATTTAACTCTCAACCAGATTATAGACAGCATATATTAGGTTTTAGAGGCGATTATTCGTTTGAGATGGGAGGAAAGACACATTATTTCGATGATAGAGATGAATATTTAAGAGCCTTTGAAAACTATTTAAGAGTTCAACGTCTACAAGAACTAAACCACGGTAGAGTTTCAGAAGAAATGATAAACGATATTGGATATGATGTTGAGGAGATGTTAGAACAATCAGGAAAAGAACAAATGGAAGATTTTGTTCCAATGGGAGGTGAAGATTATGGTGATGTAGATGATAAATATGAAAGTAAGTAGTTGTACTTGTAACGAATGCTATACATCTATTAACGTTGAAACTCAGTCACATATAAGAAAAGATGATAACCTTTACTGTTCACAAGAATGTTTAACTGAACACATGAAAGCAGAACAAAGACTAATGGAAGCTGGAGATCCGTTTAGAGAACGCCAATATAAACCACAAAGATATTTTAATACACCATACAGGGAATCAGACGAGTTTGGATAATTCTCCAACAAATTTATCCCATCGTTTTGTTGCGTAATCCCTATACCTTTTTGCGGCGTCTTTCTTGTCTTTAAAAGACCCCAAATAAATATTTTTGCCAAACGCAGTTATATTAGCTATCCATTTATTTCTTCTTTTATCCCAATAAACACCTTTGTACCCTGAAGTATTTTTTTTAGATATTTTAGAGTTAATAGAGTTTTCTTGATTAGTACAAATTCTTAAATTGCATTTGCGATTATCTAGTCTATTCCTATTGATATGATCAACATAAAAACCTTTTTTAGGTTTCATTATTTGACGATGCATGAGAATAATACCTCCATTTATGGTTTTTGGTAATCTTCTCCCAGCATAACCATTTTTAATGTCTTTACTTGTTGTTCTATAGCACCATTTATACTTATTAAGTTCTCTAAAATTCTCATCGTCTACTATTGCAAACATTCCTTTAGTTAAATTTATTTTTTTCATAAAACATAAAACTCTCTTCGTTGCAGCAAAGAGAGTTTTATGTTTACAATAAGCTGCAACAAATTGTGTTTACAAATTAATTATGACATAATATGTTTTATTAGTCAATAGAAATAAGACTAGACTTTATGCTTAAAAAAACACCATTTAAACAAAAATCATATAAAGAAGCACTTTTAAAACGCTCCAGAAAGTCACAGAAGCCTCGTACAGCGAAAATAAAGCAAAAGACGAAGAAAGACTACTATAAAGAAATTTTGGCTCAAAATACGTGGATTAAAGCTATTCCTTTAGGTAGTCATGGCTCTAATGTATACGAAAAAAAGCTCTGGAAATTAGTATCTGATTATGTAAGAATAATAGATTTTCTTGATTATGGTACTTGCATATCTTGTAATAAGAAATTTTATACTTGGCAAGAATCACAAGGTGGCCACTATCGGCCATATACAAAATGTATAGGCTATCATAAATTTAGCTTTCTTAATGTGTTTGCACAATGTCCATATTGCAACTCCCGCATGAATGAAGATAAGTTTGAAGGTGGACGTATATTTGCTGAAAACATAATAAAGAGATACGGTCAATATAGACTAGATACAATAAATACCTTTACCAAAGGAGAACCCGTTAAACGTGAACTACCCACAATCATAAATATGATGCAAGTAATAATAGATTTCCTAAAAACTTTGCCTGTAAAACCTGATTATTATCATAAGCTATCCTCTTAACAGTAGACGGTACGCATACTAGTACTAATCTATCTACTGTTAGCAAGATACCTTGCTAGTTTACTAAAGCTGTATATAGTAAGGCACAGAATCCAAGCCATACTATAAGAGCTAAATAAAATGCTAATTGGTTTTCATTCATGTATTCTTGATTTCAATTCTTTAGTAATTGCTCTTCTAAGTTCTTGAGTTTCTTTATACGTTGTCTCTCCTTTAGAATAACTTAACATTTTTCCACAGAGATAAAATATCATAGTTTCAACGTCAAATTGTTTTAATTCTTCCGTACTAATTTTCATTTTTTTAAATAATAAATTTCTTCTAAATCAACTTTTTGTCCTGCAGATACTAGAATGTAATAAATTTCATTGTTTACTGTAATAGTTCCTATATTTATATCTGGTTTATCTTTATATATTTTTACTATCATAGATTAATCTTGTCTTCTACATTCACTGCATTGTGTTAATGGAGATTTTACATTCCATTCAGTACAGTCTACACACTGATAATTATCTTCTTCTTTTTTCTGTGCTTCCCACTTTTCTCTTTCTTGAGAGATAGTCAGATTAACTATCTTTTTTATAGTATCTACCACATCATCTGTTATGTCTGTATATTCAGCTTCTCCTCCAATGTGTCCGTCATACCTATAAAATGTTTCTTTTCTAACCGAATCTTCCCAACTATTTGTTTGTTTGCCATAACAAGTACAACCAGATACGTTTGGTATTTGTACTGTTCCACAGTTTTTACATTGTTCTTTTTTCATGTTTAATATTTAATTGTTGTTTTTCTAATTGTTCCCAAGATGGGTAGACCTTCCATTTCCACCACAGGAGTTTCTTTTCTTTTGGTTTAATATCAAACCCTGCTTTCGCCCAAGTTTCTGTATCCCATTCAGGCATTACATTGTAAAAGTCAAAGTCCCAATTTTTGTTGTCTAGCATATATTGTCTAGTTTCAACTGGTCTTTCTAAGAAGTACTTGTCTATGTCTTTTAACTTTTCTGGTTCATCCTCTTTTATCCCAAAATAAAAGTAGTGCATTTCACCCCAGAACCACTCTCTTTCAGTTTCATAGTCCCAAGTTTCTACTTCTCTTTCGTTGTTACATTTCTTACAAGATAGAACAGGTAGTGTTTTTGTATATCCATCAATGCTCCCCCTAACCGAACCACCTAAGATTGAGAAATAACCAGTCATCGAACTATGAATTTCACCAACCACATTTCTAAAGAGTTGTATAAATTCTTTGCTCCCACATAATTCACAAGGACGAGAGTTTCTTTTAATATTGTATTTTTCACTTTCTTTGTTAATTTTGTCAACTGTTTTTTCTATTTCTTTTTCTAAAGCCCCAACTATTATTTGTTCTTTTGTCATGTTTATTTGATTAGTTTGACAACTTTTAATGTGTGTATCCTTTCTGGAGATAACAATAACCATTTTACTGTAGCAAACGGAGAAAAAAGTGTTTTAAATAAATATTCCTGATTATTTCTAATATCGATTTGACCAATAAACCTGAGTTTAAGTCCGTTTTCTAATTCTAATTCACAATCATCTACCAAATCTGTAATTGAAATCTGGTGGTAGTTATTTAATTCTTTTGTTTGTTCTTTTGTCATGTTTATTTAATCTTTATAATTTCTTGTGTTTTCTAATTCTGGATGACAATGTTCGTGTCTGCTATTTATTTCCTCTAACAAGAATTCTTTGTATTTTTCCATTTGTTTTGGAGAACAGTCTTCTATGTCAGCAGTTATTGTTGTCACGGGGTTTATTCCCATCCATTTACAACCTGGACATTCTATTGTTACTTTAGTTGGCATGTTTATTTATTTAGTGTTTGTAATTTTAGTTATTATTGCTTCCAGTGTTGGATTGACTACCATATGTCCAGGGATATAATGTTGAGTTATTATTTCAATGATCTCTTTATCTCTTTCTGATATTATTTGTTCTATGAAGTCTTCTAGTTCTTGCACATTATCTTCAAAAGTTGCTTGATTTACACAACCTTCATCACCACAATCACAAGGATTTTTATAAGAACCAAAATACACTGCACCGTTTACACATTTTAAATCTTGTAACTTTTCTTTCCAGTTTTTCATAAGTTTTCGTATCTTATAAAATGAATACCTAATAATTTAAACCCACATCTTATCCTCCATCCTCTTCTCCATAAATAATTTAATGGGGAACAAGTTAGTGAAGGTAAATAAAAAACTATTTTCATATTACTTTATATTATTTTCTTGTAAAGGTGTTATTGTGGATTATTGGGAATAACTTTATCACCAGTCGGATAACATTTATTGCAATTATTTGGTTCTAACATTCCACTTACAATGTCTAGTGCTTTTATAAGTTTTTCTTGGTCTTTTTTAGTTTTAGGAGCAGTCTTTTCTTCAAAATACTCCTCTAATCTGTTTAATAAGTTACATTGGTCTGCGTTTATCATAGTTTTGTTTGTATAGTGTGCAGAGTTTAGAGAATATTATGCGAGTCGGGTAGAATGGGTCGCACAATCCTTATATGATTGATACAGAGCCTACAAGTGTCTTGTCTTTTGAGGGATGATAGCTAAGGCAAGACATTCCCTAAGGTCTGCACACTAATTTAATTATTTTAATTTTTCTTTTAATTTCTTGTTTTCCTTTGTAAGTTTAACTACTTTGTTAAACAGATTTGGTATAAGGTTTGGTTCTAATTCTATTATTCGTGCTTTTGGGTATTTTTTTAGGAATAATTGTATTTGTTGTTCGACTTTCTCTGGGAATACTTTTTCATCTAACATCCAGTCATGAATACCTGTTTTTAAATTAACCGCCCAGACATATCCACTTCCTATGTATATTATGTGTTTTTCTCTCATCTTACTTTATATTATTTATTATTTTGATAATGTCTTGTTTATTAACCTTTTAACTTGTTCTACTGTAGCACTTGAGTTTCCTACAACTTCTATTTCCATATTTTCTATTTCTTTTACTAGATGAGATTGAATTAGAGAGAGTATTTTATCTGCTGTTTGTGATACTGGAATAAAACTTGAGTCGTTAAATAACCCGTGTATTTCGTTTTCTATAGACTCCTTTAGACTTGTTGATTGTTTTGGTTCTTCTTTATCTGATAGAGCTTCTAAAAGTTCGTTTATTTTTAGAAGCACATCTCTTTGGTGAGTAAGTGAGTGAACTGACAAATCATTTGGGTTGTATTCAATTAAACCTTGTATTTCCTTTCCATTTATTTTGTAAGTTTTCATATTAGTTTTAATTGTTTGTTTTTTTGAAGATTATCTATTTGCTGTAACATATGTATATAATTATATGCTTTTTGCTCCATGCAGTCTGGGTATCTCCAGTTAGTTTCACATATACTTCTTGAGTTCCAATGAAAGTCATTTACATGAACTAACTCATGGTATAAATCATATTTTGATATTGAAGGTATTTTACCTGGCTTAAACTCAATAAATACTGTTTCATTTGTATCTACAGGATGTTCGGAGTCTTGCTTTCTAGTATTGTCACTTTTCTGGCTTGTATATCCTCCTATACATCCTAAGTCACCATTTTTAGTAATCTGACACTTATCTCCAGTTATTTTAATGAGTTTTATAGGAACTTTATGTCCGTCCATATGTTGAACTGAGAACTCATAGACTACTTCTGTTTTTATTTTAGTTTGGTCAAAGTTTATACTTGCATTTATATCTTGAGCCTGGACTGATAACATAACCAATCCAATGCTTGCTAATAAATAAATCTTTTTCATTTTAGTGAGTTTCAGCAAACAAACAATTTATATTGTTTTCATACTTATGGAATTCACAATATCTTTCAAAGTTCTTTTGTGGATGTAAGAAGCAATATCCTATTACAGCCATGAATATAAAGAGTAATATAACTGATAATATTTCACTGGCCAAAGATTGTCTACATATTATTTCTAGCCTTCCTAATTTATTTATTTTTGTTTTTTTCATATATTTATTTCCCCCATTTAGTAGTATACCTAATATTTTTACTTTGCAAGTGACTTTTCCACATTCCTTTTCTTAGCTCGATATTTCTTTAAATATTTGTGGTATCTAACATAATGGAATATCTTCATCATCTCTGGAGTTATTTTGACTTTCTTTTTCATGTTAGTTTTTAGTTGCTTTTAAATTATTATCTGAATCCACTGCAAGTTTCTTAGCTAGATTTACAGAGTCATATACCCATTCTTTAATCATCTCGGCTTTTCTAAATTCCTTGTAAAATTGCGTAGCTTTAGCCTGTGTTTCGCAATATGTGCCTGACATTAGCTTTCCGTTTTCATCACGTTTTTGGGCCATTTCTGCCTCAAATTTACGGTATTGATGTTCATTGTCTACTATTATGTCTATAAGAATTGGGATATAATCCAAAAGAGCCTGACCATTTTCTAGTAACTTATAATAGTTATTATCTTTACGGGCTTTTTTGTTTGATTCACTTATAACTTTAAAAGTTTGGTAAATATCCATAAATTAAAACTCTGGTTCAGGAATATAGTTAGTTTCTTCGGCTTTCTTATAATCTTTATCCAAACTAAATTTACCTGTAGTCTGCAATACCAAATCTGATTTTAATTCTGCAAATTTCATTTCCATTTCTTTTCTAAAATTTTCAAATCCTTTTTCTAGCTTAGCTACACGGTCTTCCAGAAGATCATCTTTTTTTGGAATAGAGAAGTTTTTATACATCTTTCCGTCTTTTCCAGCTTTTTCTGTAATTAAAAGTTCTATTTCATCTCCAACTTTCCATTGTTGAGATTCTTTATTGTAATATCCATTCATCCAGCTACCATTTGCTTTGATACCAAATACCTGAAAAGGGCCTTTAGCTCCTTGTATTGTCTTTGGTTCTCCTAATGCTTCTATTTTGTATTTATTCATATTATTGATTTTTTAATTGTTGTATTGTTTTCTCTGCTTCGTGACGCCACCATTTCTGTATGGCACTAGCATTTTCATCATCTTCCATCTGGTAACCACCATTCATAATATCTCTTTTGTATCTAGCAAAGTCTCTTTGAGAAAGTCCAGGCTTATCTTTCTGAGAGTTTTCATAGAGCTTAATAACTCTTGCTATTTCTTCGGTAGCTTCTTCGGGACTTCCTTCAAAGTCATACTCAAGATAACTGTATTTAGAAAGAGGTATTCTTAATTTTATTGTACTCATACTATTGGAAAGCTAATTCACCATCTTGTCTTTCATCGTGTCCGAAAGACATCTCATAATCTTCTTGTTCGTCTGCTTGCTGAGCTTCTAGATTAGCTAATATAGACTCTTTACCAGACAATCCCTCCACTTCTTTATCGGTAGGTAGATTGTTAATCATATCTTTCAAGTGTTTTGATAAGTTTACATCCCAATTAATTACTTTAGTATTTATCATATATTTATTGTGCCTTAGTAGCACTACTAGTAGTATACCTATTTAATTTTTTTTTGCAAGCTTTTTCTTTTTCTTTGTGGAAAACTTTTGGTTTTCGTAGATTGCAAAGAGTTGTATTTTTTTGTAATAGCTTCTGAAATTATGGTCTGATAACCATTCATTTTCAGTATCTGTTGTTTTATCATACATGCCGAGTTTACCATTTTTTTGGTAAGTCTTATTGATTTCTGTCAAAGTCTTCTTCATAATCTTCTTGTCTAAAGAATCCACCCACGTACTTTTTATAATCCTTACAATTCAACTCGACTTTTTCAATTATTCCTTGTTCAATTAGTTTGTTAATCATATCGTTTCCAAAGGTAGTCCATTTACCAGGAGAAACTAAAACAACTAGACTTTCTGGGTTATCAGGAGTAAACATAAATCCTTTTTCATAACCATAGAAATTCTTTAAAGTTTTGTAGCCTGTTTCCATATGTTCGTAAGCATAAAGAGATTTACTTTCAGGATAAGTAACAAAGTCTAAGTATTCTGGTATGTGATTGTTTCCTTCTTCTAACAAGAATCCTCCTATGTTTTCAAACGTAAGTTTGTATTTATTACAGATAAATTTAATTTCTTCCCAGCTCTTTTTTTTACCTTCTTTTGGTATTTTAATTTCTTTCAATATAATGTTTTCTGTCATATTCTGTTGTAAAGTTATTTACTAATACTCCAATACTTGGATCAAATCCAGTCTTTCTTTTATATTCGTTTGCATAATTAAGTACATCGTTATGAGTCACTTTGTTAGTAGGTCTAACTTTAAGGAAATTATACGCATGTAGTATATCTATCTCAAATCTTGATATAAATGGCTCTGAGGGGCTATTTTGAGCCTCCTGTACGTGTTTTTTCATTCTTATGTTTTAAGTTTACCTCCTTTAAGAGAGCCCAGAGTCTAGCTGGAGTGTTTTTAGTAAATGCCTCTGCATCACTTAAAGCTCCTTTTAGTTCTAATAATGTCCAATTCTTAGTCAATCCACATACCTGCCCTATTCCTCTATTTAAAACTCTAGCAATCTTTTCTCTTGTTTCGTATTCAAGGTTTTGTTTACGCTTGTTAGATTCTTTAACTTGTTTTAATTTACTTTGGACATTAATTCTTGATTCTAAACTATCGAACAGATTTTCTCCTCTTTGAGATTGTTTTCTTAGGTTTAATATCTGTTGATTTATATGTTCTATGTTCATGAGACATTATTATATTCCTGTAATATTCGACTAAATCATTTGCACGTTCTAAATCCCTGTATATAAAATCAATTGTTTGAGTAGACTCTTTTAAATCTACTTTAAGGTTTTTAATTGTCTTTTCTTTTCTTTTAATAATGTACCAAGCCACCCAACACACAGCACCTAATAATAGTAATTGTATTGTTATCATAAATAATTTAATTCTTTAAGTTTTTTAATTTCCAAGTCTGTTTTTTGAGAAAGTGCTTTTATTCCATATGTATCTGTTTTTTTATGGCATTCTTTACATAAAGTTCTTAAGTTAGTTATATCCCATAAAATTGGGCATGCTCCAAAAGTATTTTTACTTATAATATTATATTTTTTAAATATTGAATATACAGATATTATATGGTCACATTCTATAGTTACTTTATTATTTTTAGAATTTTTATTACCACATAATACACAAGTATAGTTATCTCTAAGGAAACATTCTCTTCTTAGCTTTTTATATCTAGGTGATCTACGATAACTTAAAAAAAGAGAATTTGTTCCGCCACTCCAGTTTGGATGCAAATTTCCAGTTTTGAATGCATTAGTTGGTCTAAGGTGTAACTTTTTAAGAGTAGAACTTAATTTAATAAAACGTTCTGGATCTTTAAGACTGCATTTAAAACATCTTATTGGTTTTTGAGTACTTAATTCACGTTTGCAATCGAGACACTTCTTCCGTGGTTTCCTTCTTCTGCTGCCTGAACACTTTACGCAATATGTGTTCTTTGCTTTCCTAGGTAAAGATTTACTGCAGTCAGGACAAAACTTTGGACTTAACTTAGTATTTGCTAAACTAATCTTTTTCTTTGTTTCCTCTGATAAAGGTTTTCTTTTCTTACCTTTTTGTATTCTGGACATAGTATCTCTATATTTTTGAGACATGGTCTTCCCTTTATTCCAAGGACTCCTTCCGATAGCCCCAATATTAGAACATAGTTTAGAACAATATTTCCCCTTACCTTTTTTTATATGATCTGGGGATAATATTCTCTTGAATTCAAGACTACATTGTTTACATTTTGCTACGTACATAATAACCTAATTTTTGCTGTGTTTTCTTTTCAAGGGAAAGTTTATCATTATAGTCAGTCCCTCGCAAGTGTGTATTTTCTTCTAAAGAAAGTACATGTCTCCAAGCTCTTTCATACGACTCGTAGACTGTTGCAAACTGAGAAAGTGATTCTACTCCTATTTCTGTCTTATAATTCATTGTAGCTTCCATTTCACCCATATGTCTAAGAGTTAATACCGCGAGGAATTTACCTCTAGTTTTTCTTTCTCTAAAGATAGGATGTTGTTCTAACTTAGCTTTAACTTCTTCTAATATTGACATATTATTTTAATAATTCTGGATTCTCGTATATGTTGCCTACGATTTCGTTCTCATCTGCAATATTAAGACCAAATCCAGTAGTTTCTTCACAAAACTCAACAACTTGCCTACCTTTATAAGACAAATCAATATCTGATACAGGGCTTTCTGTCTTGTAATCTACAATATCCCCCTCATATATCTCCTTTCCAAACTTATCCAGTAAGCCAGTAAATTGTTGCACATATTCAGGGCGACTATCTATTATGTTGAATAAATTTGCTTTGACAAATTCTTCTGTGCAATAACCATCTTTTCCGTTCCATATTCTAAACTTAATAGTTTTCATATATTTAACGTGATATTTCTATCACAATAATTAGTCTTACATGGAATAAAAATAATGCAATAGGTAATTGTGGAAAAGTCCAATACAAAAACACCTCGAAAGGTGTTTAAGCCCAAACTAGATTTGTAACCGAGAGTAATTGGTTATCTTACATCTAACCCAGATTTGATAGATTTTATCTTATGCAAATGAGCTTTGCAAGGCTTTGGTTTGATTCTCGCAGAATCGTGTCATTAAAAGGATGAGAGTTATGAAATTTTGTACATTAAATATTTTATGATTGTATCAGAACGCAAAGTGCAACCGAACGGGATAACCGAACGGACATAATAAGTTAATACTTAATTTAAATTCTTGTCAAGAAAAAAGAACGAAGATGCAGTGCAGAGCTTCGTTCAGTTTAAGGGAGGAATCCAATCGGGTGTGTGACAACCGCCTGGATGAAGTTAGTATAATCCTTGACAGAATTTATGTAAAGGTGTATGCTTAACACATAAGAACATAACTACGTCGCTGTGGTTGTGAGTTAAAAACAACTTACCTACTTGGAGCAATTCCAAGGAACAGCGACAGGTAGGTTGTTTTTAGTTAAGTGCGACTCGTGGGCAATACCCATCATTCTTGAGAGCGAGTATAAACAATTAGACAAGTGATGGACTTTCCCGAATCCAAGGGTACATGGATGCTTTATACTGAAGCAGAGGTTATGTATACGTAACCTCCCAATAACAATAATCTGATTTAAGGTGGCTTACACTGCAGACCAACGTCGCCCAGTTAAGAACTTATTCAGACAAGGACAGAAACTAACTCTAATCCGTAGTGTATTTGTTATTGGTATTATTAACACTTAAAGATTACTATTAAATGGCATTTCCTGTACTTAGCATTGCCTGAAGCACTAAATCCTTCAGGCATAGCTTAGTAAGACAATGCCGATAAATAACATATGAATAATTTATTCAACATAGATAAACCAAAACTATGGTGATAGATCAATAAATAAAGAGGCAGTCTGTGAGAATTGCTTCTCAAAAATTAGTAACTCCCTTGTAAAAATTAAAGAGGAGGAATGGAAAAAGATAAAGTCTGGAGAACAAAAATGCGACTGTGGTCAGTTACTCTTTAAGTTTGCATTAGAAAATACAATTTCACTCCACTCAAAAAACGAGATCCCAATAAGGATAGAACTGGAGTACGGAAAGATGAATTTGGTTGCAAAGTGCAAGAAATGTAGTAAAATTAGTAATAAGTCTATTGATTGGGGCTGGACATCCTAAAACCGTTTTCGTATATTATATATAGGAAAAGAGGCAAACTCTGATCCAGTAGACAAAATTCAAATCCTGCTAAGGGCAGGACCAGATGGCGATAAGAAGGGCTATCAACAAAACTCAGATTTTTTGGGTTAAAATCTTATAAAGAACTCGAAACAAAAACGAGTTTTTTATTTTGACTTTATTTCCATAAAAAGTATACTTAACTAACAATGTTCCTTAGTAAAAAACAATCAAATTATTACATAACTTTATTCAAAAAAGCTAAGAAAATAATCTCAAGAAAATTGACAAAAGCAAAGTAATTTATATACTTAAAATACCCTTGTATATCTCATTCTGAATCTTTACAAGGGGTTCAGAGTAAGTTAAAAGGAAACAAATATGCAAATAACAAAAGAACAAATACAAAATCTAATTGCCCTCTTAAAAAGAGGCACATTCCCCATAAATGGAGACGAAGCAACTGTTCTTTCATCCCTTAAAAAAGAGTTGGAAGAAGCATTATCAACTTTAATAAAAAACGAAACCTCAGAAGAAGTAAATAAATAGTATGTCACCACTAATCAAAGGATACACACAAAAAACAATATCAAAGAATATTA